TAATAAAAAAATGAGCAAATTAAACAAAGTAAATTTAGCAACTGCAACAACCGTAAACACGACCTATGCAGGTCAATTTGCAGGTGAATATATCGCAGCAGCATTATTGAGTTCATCTACTGTGAACGATGGTGGATTAACGGTAAAAGCTAACATAGCTTTAAAAGAAGTTATTAAAACTTTAAAAACAGGTGATATTGTTACAGCAGCAGGCTGTTCATTTGTACCTAACAGTTCAGTAACATTAGATGAAAGAATTATCGAACCAATTGAGTTGCAAGTTAATCTTGAATTATGCAAATATAAATTCGTTAAGGATTGGGAGGCTCAATCAATGGGATTTGGTTTGAACCAAACTTTACCACCTGTATTTGCTGACTTTATGATTGCACACGTTGCTGCAGAGGTTGCTCAAAACACAGAATTTAATGTTTGGCAAGGTGATACAGCAGGTGCAACTTATACATCTTTTGATGGATTTGAAAAATTAATTGCTGCTTCAGTTGCAGCAGGTGATGTTCCTGCAGCGCAGGCAATTGGTGCAATTGCAGGGGGATTAAATGCAGGGAATATCATTGCAGAAATGTCAAAAGTAGTAGACCAAATTCCTGCAGCCTTATATGGTAAGGAAGATTTATTTGTTTATGTGGGTTCTGCAGCAGCAAAATTTTACGTTCAAGCATTGGGCGGATTTGCAGCAAATGGATTGGGCGCAAATGGTACAAACGGACAGGGAACGCAATGGTGGAACAACGGAAGTTTAACTATAAACGGTGTTAAAGTCTTTGTATCACCGGGATTGTCTGCAAATAAAATGTATGCAGCTACAAAATCTAATCTATATTTCGGAACAGGATTGTTAAATGACACAAATGTTGTCAAGGTTCTTGATATGGGAGATTTGGATGGGAGTAACAATGTGAGATTTGTTATGAGATTTACAAGTTCTGTACAATTTGGAATAGCTGAAGATTTAGTACAATACGCTTAAAATAAATAATTAATAAATAGAAATAAGGTAGGTGGTTTATCTACTTACCTTTTTTTTTAAAAAAACTCAAAAATAAATGGGATGTACTTTAGAAAGAGGTAGACAATTACCTTGTAAAGCCGCATTTGGCGGAATCAAAACGATATTTTTTGCCAATTATGGTGGGATAACAGGTGTAACAATAGATAATAGCACCAAAGAAGCAACTTATCAGGGGACTGCAACTTGGTATGAATTTAATGTAAAAGGAAATTCAAGTTTAGAAACAACAGTAACATCTTCTAGAGAAAATGGAACCACTTTCTACACCCAAACTCTTAATATGACTTTAACATTTTTAGAGGCTAAAACGGTTCAACTTTTAAGAGAAATTACACTTAGCAGGCCATATGTTGCAGTAGAAGATTATTATGGTAATACTTTTCTATGTGGATTAGAAAATGGAATGGAAGTTACAGGTGGAACAATTGTTACAGGTGCAGCAGCAGGAGATTTATCAGGATTCACCCTAACATTAGAGGGAATGGAAGAATCTGCTCCTTACTTTTTATCTACACCAATAGTAGCATCGAACGACCAAGTTGACCCAACACCTTTTAATGTTCCTGACCCTACACAACCATAAGGGATTTAATATTAATAAAAAAGCATCCATTTAATAGGGTGCTTTTTTTTTGAATTAAACATTTACAAATAACCTTTTTTTTTGCGTTATATAAGTAATGATAATACTTTCAACATCTGCAGCATCCCAAACACTATCCGTAATTCCTAGAGAATATCTTGATAGTCAGTTCACTATGACCATTAGGGATGATAGTACAAATATTACAGAATTTTATAATGTAATTAATGCATCTATTTCAGTTAATTATTTGACTTTTGAAAATATTTTTAATCCAATATTGGTAAATAACCATTTTTTTGATTTACATTTATACATAGATTTAGGTTCTTGGAACACAAATTTTCTGTTTTGGAATAATGATGAAACGTTTTGGAATACAATAAAGCAAACAAACGATATTTATAAAGATAGAATATTTTGTACAGACCAAGATATTAACGAATTGGATAATGATTATTATGAATTAAATAAAGGTAAATATACCTTTTATAATGGTTATAATAACACATACAAAGTAAGATGAAAGAAACAAGATTAAGAAACGAAAAAGGTCAATTTAAAAAAGCCTCTAAAGTATCAGAATTTGGATTTGTTAATTTAAGTACATATACAAGCCCTGTAATTAAAGAAGTTCAAGGCGAAGATTATATTGAATACGGTGCTGATAATAATTATTTTCAGTATTTGATTGATAGGTACAATGGAAGCCCTACGAACAACGCTGCAGTCAATGGTATTTCACAAGCAATTTATGGTAAAGGTTTAAATGCAACAGATGCAAATAAAAAGCCTGACCAATACGCGCAAATGGTTTCTTTATTTAAGAAAAATGTTGTTAGAAAACTATGTTATGATTTAAAATTGATGGGCCAATGCGCTGTTCAAATTATATATTCAAAGGATAGGAAGAAAATTGCACAAATTGAGCATATGCCTATTGAAACTTTAAGAGCAGCAAAATGCGATGAAGATGGAGATGTACCTGCATATTACTATTTTAAAGATTGGCCCAATATTAAAAGAACTGATGAACCTTTGCGAATTCCTGCATTTGGAATGTCAAACGAAAACATAGAAATATATTACATACAGCCATATAAGGCAGGGTTTTATTATTATTCCCCTGTTGATTATCAAGGTGGACTTCAATATGCAGAATTAGAAGAAGAAGTTTCAAATTATCACCTTAACAATATACTGAATGGATTGGCTCCTAGTATGTTGATTAATTTTAATAATGGAACTCCAAACCAACAGGAAAGACAATTAATAGAAACAAAAATAGCACAAAAATTTTCAGGAACAAGTAATGCAGGAAAATTCATAATTGCTTTTAATGATAATAAAGAAAGTCAGGCCGAAATAACACCTGTTCAGTTATCCGATGCACACAACCAATATCAATTCTTAAGTTCGGAATCAACTTCAAAAATTATGGTTGCTCACAGAATTGTTTCGCCAATGTTATTAGGAATAAAAGATGGTTCAGGGCTTGGGAATAATGCTGATGAAATTAAAACAGCATCCCTACTAATGGATAACACCGTTATTAGGCCTTTTCAGGAACTTTTAATTGATTGTTTTGATAACATACTATCTTTTAACAATATTAGCTTAAACTTGTACTTTACAACGTTACAGCCTTTAGAATTTACAGAGATTGATACGGAAATCCAAAGTGAAGAAGAAATTGAGGAAGAAACAGGTATTGAAATGGAAAAGTTTGGCCTGAAAAAAATAGATGGACAAGATGCGTATGCCACAAAAGAAGAAGCAGAAATAAAAGCAAAGGAGATAGGTTGTTCAGGTTCTCACGAAATGGAAGTAGATGGCGATATTTATTTTATGCCTTGTGAAAATCATAAAGAACAATATAAAGAAATATGTTGTTCTTCAGATTCAACAGATAGCGATGAAAATATAGCAAATGAATTAATTTCTTTAGGTGAAGATATTGATGAAGAAAAATGGGAGGCTATTTTTGAGCAAGATGTGGATTACCAAAAAGAAGAAGCTATTGATAATATAATAACTGAATTAGGGCAAAACGAATTTATTGAAGAAAGTAAAAGAAAACTATCTACTATTCAAAAAATAGTTAATTTAGTAAGTACAGGAAGTGCATATCCAAACAGTCCATCAGACCAAGATAAAAAAGTAGGTGAAAACTATTTTAAAGTAAGGTATTATTACAGCCCTAGAAGCGTTGGCGATAATGCAAGAAAATTCTGTAGAGCAATGAAAAATGCTAACAAGTTATATCGTAAAAAAGATATAATTGCAATGGGAAGTCAAGTGGTAAATAAAGGTTGGGGGCCAAAGGGTGCTAACAAATATTCAATTTGGCTGTATAAAGGCGGAGGTAATTGCCATCATTCGTGGAGACGCGTAACATATAAAAGCAAATTATCTAAAACAAGTACAAAAGATGCGCAAGATATTATTGGTACTAGACAGGCTGCTATTTTAGGTTATAAAGTTACAAATCCTTATCAAGTTTCTATACAGCCAAGAAATTTGCCAAATAAGGGGTTTTTACCAAGCAATCCCCAAGGAAAATAAAATAAAAATATAATTATGGCAAGCGTATTATTTATAAATAGAACTGATTTAGTAAGAAATTCTATAATTGATGGAAATGTTGATTCTGATAAGTATATTCAGTTTATAAAATTGGCCCAAGAAATTCATATTCAGAATTATATGGGAACGGATTTGTATCA